GGGCGCGTAAATGGTGAACCAGTTGGTCTGATTCGTCGAGTCAAGGGGTTGCACGCGCTCGTAGTACAAAACCTCATAGGCATAGTTTGAGGCTGGTGTAGGGGCTACCAGCCAGTGCGTGTAGTCGTAATCCGAGTAAAAGGCTGGCAAGTCTGTAAGAGTTGGCTTGGGCCAATACTCACGGCAATACTCGTAAGTGCGAAGTAAGATGGGCTGTTTGTTGCCAGTAGCATCGGTCACATTCATGGAGACCGTTTTGTGCCAGCGGGCAGGCTTGTCAATCACCGCATTCCCTGCCACCATCGTGCTATTGGCAACCGTCAGGTTACCCAAGAACTTAATCTCCGAAGCAATGACTTGCTCGGCCAGCATAATGAAGGTGGGAATGTATGCTACTGTTGTCGGATCGTTCCGCTCAATGTAGGTCTGGATGTTGCTGACTAAAGAGTCATAGGTCATCACCACCGCTGTAGTCATTGTTCAATCCTTTTTATCCTACATTGCGCTCAAAATGTGGGCAATCCACTAAGGATTTGAAGTTGCCTCCCCAACGGTTTTTAGGGTGCAAAGATTCCCAAAACGCACCCAAAGGCGCAAGAATGCCCTTGTCCCATATTATCTGCCCATCCTTGAAGAAATTCAAGTCGATAGCACACCTTTTGAGGTGAATGGAGTTTAAGGTCTTGGAGCGGCCAGTCTGCACATAAATGGCTTGCTGTTCAGGTGTGCGGGCCAACTCGCCACCAGTGACCACAAAACCCTGCTCTGTGGCGTGTTGAATCAGTTTGCAGGCATCCAATAGGAATGCCGCTTGTTCTTGGCTTAGGCTCATTCCTTGCCTCCTTTACGCATCTCCATCACCTTCTCAACGGTACGGCCACCAAAGTAGGCGGTCATCACCAGCATTCCCCACTGGCCTAGCAAAGCCACATAAGACTCTTGAACATTGATTCCTGCGGCGCTCAAGCCTGCAAAAATTAAATAAGCCGTCAAGATGTAGACCAAAGTCATGGGGCGGATGTTTTTGGACAGCCACGAATCGGAAGCCATATCAGCCCTCCAGCGGTCACTGACATTGTCTTCTTGATTGGCCTGTGCTTTGAGCAGGGCTTGCAACTCTTCCTGCTCTAAACGGGCTTTTTCGATGCCCAACTCGAGCAGGCGCTCTTCATGGTCATACTGCAATTGGCGCAGTTTGCTGACCTCTTCAGGGGTTGGGTTGTCGGAAATCTTCACGCCTAGAGCGTTTTCAACAACCTCTTTGCCCTTTGCTTGAAGCGCAGATGACAAAAGGCCCAGACCATTCTGGGCCAATGTACCGAGCAGTGATGCAACGATTGGAATCATTTCAGTCTCTCCCTGTCAATGTTTTAATCTTGCTGTTCACTGGAACTTTTTCTTCCAAGATGGCAATATGCATTCGGTTCTCAGCAATTTGGTCTCGGTTGCGTTGAATTTCTTTTTCAAGGTCTTGGCGCAGTTTTTCACGCGCCAGTTCAGCGCCAGAATTTGGTGCTTGCCTGTTGTCTGATGTGACCACAAGCGAAATTTTGCTGTTGAGGATGGTGACCTCATGCGCCAAGTTTGACAGGGCGCTCATCAAATAAACAACGCAAGAAAACAAAAGCGGGAGAAGAGCAAAAGTAATCTTCTCAATGAGTTGACTCTTGGCTTCCATATTTTGGATTTTTTCTTCGCTCATATTCCAAGCACCTTCTTGACAAACTCAGCGGCAACCCCGGGGCCAAGCAACACGGCAAGAATGACTACATACAAGAGGTACTCAATCCTGTTCATGCGCTTGGAACCTTCGTCGAAGCGGGCTTGGATGCCCTCATAACGCTGGGCGCAAATAGCCTCGTGAACGCTCAATCGCTTGTCCGTTTCGTTGGCAAGTTCGTGAACATCGTCCATGATTTAATCAAAGCCTCGAAGTGTCTTCGCCAAGGTCTTGCGCTTTGCCATCTTGGGCGAGTCGCTTGACTTGACAGCAAGTTTGGATGCTGGAATTTTTTTATCAGCAGGCACGCCCAACGCTTTCTTCAAAGCACCGGGTTTTTTAACTGCGTTTTGAATCCACTTCTCGGCCATGATTTTTCCTTTAATTCACCACTTCAGCATTCACTTTTTCAACGGGTTGTTGAGCCTGTGCTTGTGCTTCTTTTTGAATTGCGTCAACCAGTTGGAAGACACCTTGATATGGCTGAGTACCGAGGTACGCCATGATTTGGTTCACGAGTTGGATGGAGAGAGTTACTTTGTCCATTTTCAGTTGCCTTTAAAAAATATCCCGCTGTTAGGGCCAGCGGTTTAGCCCTCTTTCAATTATGCCAGTTGCTCTTCAGTTGGACGAGGTAATATTGGGTGGTTCCACTCTTTGATGTAGTCACCACGACCATCACTGTCGTTTTTCAAATAAATTTTTCCTTCAGGAAAAGAAAAATCTTTATCGGTCAATTCTGGATAAATTGATTTAATTTTTTCGTATAAATTCATCATGCTTTCCTTGCCAAAACTGCTTGCAAGCGACTGGTATAGGGGAAGCCAGCATTTTGAAAAGTCAAACTAGTTCCACCACTAACACTTCCCGTAAGTTGGACATAATCTCCAGTTCCATTGAAATACATCAACATTGAACCTGCAGTTGACCAACCAGTTGTCCAAGCCCCAGTTGTTAGTTCAAACCAACGATAATACTGACCACCATTTTTTGAAAAATATGCAACGCAAGCAGAAAAAGTGGATGTCGCTCCATATCTCAAGTTTGCACTGACTTGATAATATCCAGCCACATTTGGGCAAAAAGCATATGCAGGTACAGACAAACCATTCAAGGTAACTGTAGAGCCTGTATTGTTGAAACAACCCGCAGTATCAAATTCTTTGGTGTCAAGGATGGCAACTGTTTCTGTGCCACCTGTAATGCTCTGACTGCCTCCCGCCAAATATGCACTGAATGCTGGGCCATTTACAGGGGCTGTTGCGCTTGTGGCAACACTCACCCAACCAGCGGCTGTGTAAGCATCAAAAGCACCAGTCGTGGTGTTGTACCCCATTTGACCCACAGCAGGGCTTGCAGGGCGACCAGCGGTCGTCCATGAGGGGAATGTCTCCCCGTTTGTTCCATCTAAGATTATTGGCATTAGATTGCTCCTTCATCAGCAGGGAGTGGAGTGTTACCTTCGGCTACCCACTTTAGGTAGGCTTGGTAGTCGGTGTTGTCAGGGTCGAATGGGATGCAAGCCAAGTCGCTGAGGCGCTGGACATCTTTCACTTGACCGTAAGTTGGGTCTTTAAGCAATTTATACATTACAACTCCGAGTTAAAAGTTATGGTTCGATTGCCAGCATCACCATTGTTTGCAATAAAAGTCGGATAGTTTGTCGGCGTTGAGGCCGTTAAATTAATCCTTATTGCGTTTTGAGTTCCAAAACTTGCGCTCATTGCTGTTGATGTTGCATTTCCGTTGTAATAATCTGCAATAAATTTATTTTGCTCAGAAAATGTTACCGTTGGTGTTGCCCGCATTTGAACTGGATAATTAAAGTTTACAGTAGCACCCGAACCAGTTGTAAAACCAGAAGTTCCTATCCAGTTGTAAGATTGACCGTTACTGTTCCACACAAATGTGTAACGAAGACAAAGTAGATATTCAGTACCATACGAGCGATAGTCAAACGATGTGGCTACAGTGCCTACTTCAAACTGTGCGCCAGTGACATAAAAGGTCGCTCCGTTTGTTGCACAGATATTTACTGCACCAGTTGCAGACCAATAATCAGCAACAGCCCATGTGCCTGCGGTTCCTTGCCGAGTAGAACCTGCCCCAAGAGACCAATAAATTCTTGCGCCAATCCCGTTTGTTGCACCCACCCAAGTACCAGCAGTTGGGCCAGTAATTGCAACAGTTTTAAATTCCCAAGTGTTTGCGGAATTTATTGTGAAACTAAAAGGGTAAGCATAGTCTTCAATTGAATTTTTTACCGCTCCGCCAAAAGTACCCGTCAAAGAAGAGTAGACCCAAAATGAAAGAGTCACTGCTTTTGCATTGGCTGTACCCCAAGCAAAATCAGCCATATTAAAACCTTCAATATTTTGCCCAATAGCAAAACGGTCAGTTGAAATTGGGGAATACGCACTCGTCATGGTGCAACCAAGATAATACGAAAAACCAACAGGAGGGGTTACAGAACCAGCGTTTTGTATGACTGTTAAAGTTTGTGACGAATTCGTTGAGCGGTATTGGTAGCGGTCAAGCGTGTAGTCGCCAGAGGCGGGGTTGGTAAAAGAAGTCCCCCGTTGTGAAATTGCCATGTTGCCGTTGATGAAGCGATTCTTGAACGACGACGAGTTACCAGCACCTAGCGTAAAGCCAGACTGCGTGGTCATCTGTTCAGCGTTTACTGTTCCGTATGCCATGTTTTATGCTCCTTGTTGAGCCTGTTGCGTTTCAAGTTCCGCCTGACGCTCTGCCGCAGACTTGATTGGAGCGGCATTGACAATGTCTTCTTTGGTTCCAGAGATATTTCCACCAGATGCAGTGATTCGCTCGACTTCTTCAGCGACGATTTGTTCTATAGCAATACGGCAACGATTTTGCACGGCATTTTCAGCCCACTCTTGTGCGGAAAATGCAACAAATTCCAAAGCCTTAAATTCAGCGTCTGACAAAGTGATTGTGATGGTTTTTGACATAATTTTCCTTTTTAATTAACCGAGTAAATACCCTTGGAACCAAGAGTGACCGCCATAATAACTAACAGTTACAGAACCTGTTCTAACTCTTAAATCAACATAATCGTTTGCCGCAAGATTCATAATAAATGAAAACAAAACATTGTTATCACTGTTTACAATCGTTCCTTGGTAACCCATAAAGGTGTCGGAGCCAGTTGAAAGTTGCACTCCATTTATACAAGGGGCAATAGACGAATTGTTTGTGTTTGAATTTTGCACATAAATGGAGCAGAAAAATGCATAAACACCAGCCACAGGTGCGGTGAATCTGCTATTCGCATTACTCCAACCACCGCCCACATTTATAGAAATGTTTGAAGTTGGCCCAGAGGTAGTAAATCCAAAAACTGTTCCTGGTGTTTTGCTTCCGCTACCAGTTCCACCAGCACTAAATGCAGGTTGCAGAGGCCGTGTAATTTGTCCATTATTGTTAATGGACATAGAATTTGTCCAACTTAAACTACCACCAGCAGAGCCCGAAGTTGCAGAAGACCAAGTGTGTGCTCCATTAGACTGCTGATAAAGTGTTGCTGGGCCAGTTGCTTTATATTTCCAACCATTTGTGTCTATGTAGCCATTGCCAGAAAAATTTATTTCTGTTGAGTTGTAACTTGTAAAAGCACCATAACTAAATTCGATTGCTCTTGGAAGGGAGCCAACTGTAACAGGAGTTGCACCGCCAATACCAATGTTCCCATCGCTTGTCGCTAAAGCAACCGTACCATTTGACTGTAGTTGCAATACACCTGATGCATCTCCCGTGGTGATTAAACCCCCAGAGCCTGTGCTTGATGCGTTAATAGTTGATGCCATTTTTTATCCTTATTGAACGAGCCAGCGTTGACCACTGGAAACGGTTACAGACTGACCTGATGCCACAGTTACTGGGCCAACTGAGAATGCGTTGTAGCCACTTGCAATTGTGTAACTTGCGCTCACTGTGGTTGAGTTCAAAAGCAAACCATTGCTTGCGGCAATTTCAGAGGCTTGTAATTCACCAGTAGATGGCTTGTACAAGTATTTTGCATCACTTGTGTAGATGGTCAGCGCAGTACCAGAAGTTGCAGATGCGTACAGCGGATACTCAAACGATGCGGTTGTGGTGTCGTTGCTGATTGCCGCGCCACCAACAGAAGCCCAAGAAGTGCCGTTGTAGCCCTCAAACTGAGTTGTTGTGCTGTTGAATCGCAGATAACCAGCCGCACCCGTTGGACGCTGACCAGTTGTTCCGTTAGGAATCAAAATTGCGTCGGTTGCAGAGATTGATACAGAAACCGCAGGTGACGATGTACCAACACCCAAACGGTTGTTTGAAGAGTCCCAAAATAGGTTTGCAGAGTTACCAAAGGCGGATGTACCAGCGCCGTATGGAATACGACCTGCTGTAAGAGTTGTCAAACCTGTACCGCCGTTTCCGACCACCAAAGTGCCTGCGACCGTTATAGCGCCCGAAGTCGCAGTTGACGGAGTCAGACCAGTCGTGCCAAACGAAATCGTGGTCACCGCCACGCCAGACAATGTAGACCACTGGGGTGCCGTACCGCTAGAGGTCAGAATTTGACCCGCCGTACCAATTCCCAACTTAGTCAGAGCAGTGCCTGAAGCATAGTAGGACAAGTCACCAGCGGTGTATGTAGTCAGGCCAGTACCGCCAGAAGAGGTGTTCAAAGTGCCTGCAAGAGTCACCACGCCCGTCGTTGCAGTAGACGGCGTTAAGCCGCCCAAAGAAGTTTGAAATGACAAAACTGGGCTTGATGCACCGTTGGAGGCAAGCAGTTTGACCGTGCCTGAATCGTTGTAGTACAACTTGCCGTCAGTGATGTTGATGGCAAGTTCGCCAGCCGCAAGGTTTGCCGCCAAAGGAACAGCGGCGGCTGTTGTACTTCTGTACAACTGAATTGGTGTGTAATTTGTTGCCGACATTTAGAAAGTTCCTCCAGAAATCCCGCCAGTTATCACGCCTGTTGAGGGATTACAAGTTATCGATGAGTTTACCAATTCAGGTAAATTGCCGCTAGTTGCAGACACAAAAGTCAAGTAATTGGTCGCGTTTGTAGAGTTTGCCGTTACGCCTACATTGACTGCATTTGTTGAAGTCAGATTTGCAACCGCAGTTGTTGATGCAACGGTGAATGGAGCCGTACCAGTTGCCACGGTCGAAGTGATCACACCAGACGCTGAAATCGTAGTGAATGCACCCGTAGTAGGTGTTGTCGCGCCCACAGTACCGTTGATGTTGATCGAAGCCGTACCAGTCAGGTTGGTGACCGTACCACTGCTTGGTGTGCCTAAAGCACCGCCGTTGACCACAAAAGCGCCAGCAGTGCCCGTGTTGACTGCCAGAGCAGTCGCCACACCAGTTCCCAAACCAGTAATGGAGCCGACCGCTGGGGTCACTGTAGTGTTACCAGCCAAAGTCAATTGACCTTGTGCGTTGACCGTGAAGGTTCCGACCTGCGTTGCTGACCCATACGAGCCAGCAGTCACCGCTGTGTTGGTGATGCTGAACTGCGTTCCCGTGAGGGTAAGACCTGTACCTGCGGTATATGTACCTACACCAGCAAATTGAACCCAAGTAATAGCAGTAACACCTATCGTACCGCCAGCGTTGGAGGTACATACCCAACCTGTGTCAGCCCAAGTGGTTCCTTGCTCGATGAAGGTGAAGGCCCCGGGAACTTCCGCCCAAACATCCATATCCAAAGAGCGAGTCCAAGCAGTAGCAGAGACAACATAAATTCCGTTATCAGCAGGAGCAGTTTGATTCTTAACCAAACATCTATCTCCAGCAATCAACGCCACACCATCAATTGTCTGCGTTCCAGACAGCGTAATGTTTACCGTTGTTGCCGCCACACAAGACGCTTTGGGGTCTAACCCTTGTGCTACCGCGTCCACATATTGTTTGGTTGTCAATTGCAATGCAGACACTGGGTCTTGCGTTACAGCAACAGAAGTCAATCCACCCAAGGTCAATGAAGTCGCGCCGAGAGCAATTGCTGTAGTTCCAACAGTTACAGACGAGTTAGTCAACGCGCTGTTTGGAATATTGGTAAAAGTGTTTGTAGAACCAGACATGGACTTGTTGGTCAATGTCTGAGTTGCAGTGGTTGTTACAACAGGTACACCAGCCACGCTGGCGCTTGTTGATGCTGTCAAGGTGGTGAACGCGCCAGTGCTGGCAGTCGTTGCACCAATGCTCATGTTGTTGATAGTTCCAGCCGTGGTTGGGTTTATCGTTACCGCACCAGAAGGACTAAAAGTTGCGCTAGTAGATGCCGACAAAGTCGTAAATGCACCAGTGCTTGCGGT